TGGAGCGCATCCAGAGCTGCTCTCCGCCATGTTTCGAGCGCCTGGTTGTGCTGCATCTCGGCGAATCTCATGGCCTCTTCGACGGCAGCCAATTGCGCCGCGTTCTCAGGGCCGTACAGCTCCTCTGGCTTCGGCTTCGGCTTCCCGTTCACGGTGCCGCCATGCAGCTCAGCAAATTCCTTCGCAGAGTACGGCCCCGGCCCGAGCTTCCGGCGCCGTGCGCATTTGGCGCAGTTGCATTCATTGCAGAATCCCACGATGTTTCTCCCTTCACTGCACCCGAGCGAGACTCGGGAAAAATTGTTTCACCATGCGGTTTTCAAACTCTTCCGCCGCAGCTTCGTCGCCTGCTCCGGCCGCGTGCGCGGTCTCATGTGCTACCGTCGCCGTCATGTCGTACTCGTTGAGATTGGCGCGGACGTAGACCCGATCCGGTTCGCTCGGAAAATAAACGCCTGTAACGTCCTTCGATGACTCAAAGTGCATCAGTTCGCCGATTCTGCGAAGGTCGTTGTGATCCGCCTCGACGAAGAATCGGACTTTAGGCACTGATATGCCGAGCGCATTTGCTGATTTCGTCGCGATGCGCTGGACAAGGCTCCACTTTGAATCGGGAACGCTCTTAGCTGCCAACACCACATAGGTGCACGGCCCAGCAGGGCCGAACTGCTGTAACCGCTTTTCTCGTAATGCTTCGTCGAGTTGAAAGCTTCGGAACTTGAGATACTCAAACTTTGCCAGTTGCCGCAGCACCTTTGCGCGCAGCTCCGGCGACATGCCGCTGTCGCTCTTCTCGTCGCAGTGGCAGCAATCGTGACAAAGAATGCTGCACCGGCCCGCCTCTTTCACACAGCACGGCGACATGGCCATCGTTCCGCAGCCCTCACACCGGATCGTGCTCCCCTCCAGTGGAATGTGGTTTGGATTCGACAGGTCCAGGGACTTCATCGTAAGAGTCCTGGTATTCTCGCCCGCGCCCAGCAGCACCGGGGACACCTCGAAAACCTCGACGCGCTTCAAGAAGCGAACCCGCTTACCGTTGAACGTCCCGTACTCTTGATCCAAGGCACGGAATCCATGAGACCACTCGACGTTGACACCGTGATCGAGCGCAAACTTGAGCGCGCTGCGCCAGCGCTTCGCGCGGTCCAGTTCCATGTTGAGAGAAAAGTCGGCGACAACTTCATTGCCGACCTCTCTGATATGGGCGACGCCGAGGAAGGGAACGTCCGCGCTCTGCCAGACGTGCATGGGCATGACATGCGCCGTCTGGTTGCTAAACGAAGCTGGCAGCGAAACATTGCCATCTTTGTCGATGGTATTCAAGGTAGCTATGACGGCGCTGCCAGTCCCGGATGATCCGGTTAGCTTGACGTGCCCGCTATAAGTCTTTCTTTCCATTGCCGTCCTCCGTCTGATTCTCAGACGCTTGCGATAGCCGTCCTCAGCCCTTCGGCATTGGTTTTAATCGCAGCATTCACGGTCCGCAAAATCTCCCGCTGCATATGGAAGCGCCAGACACAAATACCTACTTGACAAAAACGATCAGCTTGCCGCACTATCCCGCAAATTGGAGGGCAAGCATGAAAAAGTCTCAACTTTGCACGAATTGCGGAAACATTGGCCCATCTAAGCGCCACATGCCCGGCAGTCTCCTGATTGAAATCGTGCTCTGGTGCTTCTTTATCGTTCCCGGATTGATCTATTCGCTCTGGCGGCATTCCGCCAGCAAGCCGTCGTGTGCGAAGTGCGGCAGCCAGCAGATCATTCCTGCGGATTCGCCGATGGCGAAGAAGCTCCAGGCCGCTTAACTTGCAAGCTGCGCACTGGCCGAGCTTCCACGTGCCATCGTCACCGGCAAGCCCGGGAGTCAGGTTTTCACTACCGCGAATCCGGGCTTGGACTATCACTGTCTTCACCTCGTACTAGCCGGCCGTCGAAGGTCAGCCCACAGTCGCGCGGATGAACGCATTGCCGCGAGCGCCGGTGAAAGAAAGAGAGCATAGGCCTCTAGCATTTCGCGGTCAGCGTCCTTCGCTGCACTTTCGGAATGAACAACTGTTCCATCGGGGAACACGGTCACGACAATGCATCCCACGCTTTTTTCTCCCTTCACATAGTTAAGGCAGCAAACAGCGGGTTTTATACCTACCTTCCATTCCCGAGGTTTTGCAGGCACACTCCTGCCGCTGGAGAGACCCCTTGGCGCTTTCCTGAAAACAAGAACGTCAGTGGTTTACTTGAAAAAACCTCTCAGGTTCATATAAAAGTCGCCGGCGTCCCCCAAGGGTGTCTCAGCAGCGAAATCGGGTTACGGCCATCTTCCCGACGGCGGCAGGAGTGAGCCGCCCTCTTGTCTCAAGTAGAACCACGTCCTGGTTGCCTTGTGCCGTTGTGTTATAATCACGGCGACGAACTCTTTTTGAGAGGGTACGTTCGTCACTCCGCAAGAACAACACGCGCGTCGGGGCCGTTTCATTTTCGCTCAGGATAGGCAATCGCCCTGGGCACGGAGATCGGCCCCATGCATCCCACACTGAGACAAGGCACCGGCAGCGGCCTTTTATACCTTTGGAGTTGAATTCGGTGTGACTTGGGAAAGGTGGTTCCGAATCTTTTCTTTGGCTTTTTGCCTTACTTGATTTACCGTTTTTTGGGTTACTTCGAGCGACCGGGAAATTTCTTCTTCTGTTTCACCGTCATTGTATCGGCTAAGAATCTCACGCTCTCTGGTGGTTAGGAAGGCAGCATTTAGGAGTCTGTCAGAATCCAACTGCGCGATGAGATCGTCTTCACGATCATTCCAATCGACCATCCAAGCCGTGGCCGCTTCCACAGTGACTTTTCCAGGGATGGCATACGAGCGAGAATCAGGGCCATCATTAGGTGTTCTGGCGGGGGCGCTGTAGGAGACGAACTCGCGTTTGGACCTCGGGCTGTGAATGCCTTTCCCAAAAACTTCATCGACAAGCGTATCCTTAACGGCAGCCTTGATTTTTCCCCATCTCCTATCTTGGGTTTTTGCCGTGGCCCACTCCGGCAGCTCGTCTTGCAAATGTCGGCGCCCCACAGCACAAATGCCGTTCAGGCGTAAACACCCGTCATCCTCTCCGGGGCCGGACAATGCTTCCAGAACCGAACCTGCGACGCATGTTTTTAGGTCAGTCGTCTTGAGTTTCTGTTCCGCTTTGGCTTTACGCACGATTTTTTCATAGCTCTCAAATCTGTCTATCAGGATCGCGTCGAGAATCGGTCGCCCGAGGAACTTCTTGCCGAAACTCGCGTCTAGAATCCCGAGGCCGGCTCGTCGGTAATCCCAAGCCCACAGGAATGCAACGTCGATATTTCCAGAGGCGGCCCAGGCGATGTAACCGGCCGCATCCCAGCAGAAGATCGGTTCCTCGTCGAACGCGGCTCCTGCGTCTATAACTTTGCAGTCTTCTCCGCGTTCACGGTAACGCACGATGCGTAGGGCAGAGCCCAAGCTAAGCCGCTCGGTGCGCAGTGCTTCCCTCTCGCACCAGGTCGCCTCAAGAAGACTTTCGAGCGCCTCTATACCTGACTGGATGCGGTACTCGCAAGCCTGAACGTTGCATCCGTGCTCCTCACGCGAAGTAACAGTCCCGGTCATCGCCGCTGCGCTGTAAATGATTCCTTCACTCTTGTCGATGAACGCGCCCGAACCGGTCAAGAACTGCGCTTCAGCGATTGTTTGAAGAATCGGATTGCACGGGAGAAGTTCCCGTGGTCGCGATGGTAGGGACAAAATGCACCTCCCGTGTGTGCTTCTTCTTCTCCCGGTTCATTCAATTCGGCAGGCGGGCCGGGGAGAGCCCGCCGTGCGCGCTAGTTGAGTATGGAGCGATAGCACAGTTCGTACTGCAATGTCAAAAACTGCCCCTTATCGGAGATGAAACATCTCAGGGTTGATTAATCGACAACCCAGCAGCAGAACTCAGGCTAAACGTCATCGCACAGGCGTATCTGTGGAAGAAGCAACCGTCGGCTTCAAAACGAAGAAGTTTTGGGCGTTCCCCGCCCGCCCTGCCTGTGAGCATACTTCTGATTTGTAGAATATTCAATCATCAGATCGTTGCTCTCAAGGCAATGGTCTCCGGGGGGGCGGTCAAGGCGGCCTCGCCCCTGGAGGCGAAAAAGGCAACCGAGAACGGGGCGGATGGCAACGGACGGATGGTATAATCCTTCCCGATTTCCGAACAACCTGAAGAGCGGCAAGGGGCAGCCGAGCGGCTAACCGGAAAAGCCGAAAAGGAAACCGGAGGCATATGCCAAGAGATGACCAGACCTCTACGACAGAAGAATTGACAGGCCCAGCTAAGGGAGACTTCATTGCTCCCCCGGATGTGCCGGAGATGGACGAGCGCACAGACGCGCTGCCACAACAGGAAGAATTCTGGCGGCCGCCGGTGCGGTTCGGCAGCGTGCCAGTGGAGAAAGAGCCGCTAGGGTGGGACCGGCGTAAGGGCTTTCGCAAGCTATTTCCGCAAGTCATGCTGCCGTTCCAGGTAGTCGAGCGTGTCTCGTTCGGCCATCCTGCCCTGGAACGCAATCGCCTCTTCTGGGGCGACAATTTGCACGTCATGCGCCAACTTCCGAGCGAAAGTATCGATCTTATCTACATTGATCCACCGTTCTTTTCAGGACGGCAGTATAACGTCATCTTCGGTGACCAAAACGAATTGCGATCATTTTCTGACATCTGGGAAGGAGGGATGCCGGGCTACCTCGTCTGGCTGAATGCCCGGCTCTACGAAATGAAGCGGCTCCTAAAGAGGACCGGCTGCATCTACGTCCACCTCGATTGGCATGCTGCACATTACGTCAGGGTTGAGATGGACAAACTCTTTGGCGCGGGTGTCGCAAAAGAATCAAATTACCCCGGCTTCCGAAATGAGTTGCTTTGGTATTACTACAACAGGATTCCAAGTGGGGGGAAGTGCTGGGACCGTAAGACGGACACGATACTATTTTACTCAAAAGGCAGTTCCTATTTTTTTGAAGATCAGTATGAGATCCGGGACACGGTAAGAAAAAAGCTTAAACAGAGAAAGGTTCAGGGGCATACGGTCAACGCAAAGGATGCTGACGGAAACCTGGTTTATCTTATGCTTGACAAGCGCAAGTGTGATAACGTGCTTCGAATTCCGTGTATCCCCCCAGCTGATCAAACTCAGCGGATCGGCTATCCTACCCAAAAACCTGAAGCGCTTCTTGAAAGACTGATTTTGGCATCCTCTAGAGAAGGTGATACCGTCGCTGACTTTTTTGTAGGAGGTGGTACTACCGCCGCTGTGGCCCAGCGTCTAGGCCGCAGATGGATTGCGTGCGACCAGTCTCGCGTCGCAGTGGCAATTACCGCCGATCGCCTGACTCGTCAGGTGGAAGAGCAGACAGGAAAGATTCTCCCAGTTCCAGACTTTTCCGTTGAGCACTGGGGAATCTATGAAGCGCGGCGGCTAGCGCAAGCTCCGCCCGAACAGTTCCGGGCATTTGTGCTGCGGGCTTTCGGCGCAGTGCCAGAGGACCGCGAGAGCGGTGTTCACGGCTACAAGGGGGCCATTCCCGTTTGGGTAGGTGAGCCGGACCAGAAGAAAGCCGTGACGGCTCAGAACGTCCAGGATTTTGCTAACGC